GTTAAACGTCAGGACAGCTGATTCCAGGCCCAGGCGAACTGGTAGCGATTGGTCCCAGTCCGCTGCGTGATGATCACCGCGACATTGAGCTGTTGCGGCCCCTGAATCGTCGCCGTGACTGTCACGCTCTCGGCCACCTGGTCATCGAGCAGCCACTGCAAGGCCTCCTTTGCATAGATCACCGCCGCCTTTGCGGCGTTGTCGTCAAGCCGGGAACGCGACAGCAGCCACAAGCGCGAGCCCAGTAGTACAGGCTGCCCTTGATCGCCCCACCAACCGCGCCGATCCGTCGAGCCATCTGGAATGACGTCATCGCTGTTCGCCTGGCGGTCTGAAAACAGGCTGATAAACACCGCTGTTTCCAGGTCGTCGCCGCTGTCCAGGGCGCCGGCGACGATCTGCCAGTCGCCGTAGCCGGGCATCGCCACCCACACTGTTTTGATGTCACTCATTCTTGCTGCGCCGGCGCCGGGCCGCCCCCGTGGTTGTGCCCGTCAAAAATGGCCCGGTCGGCCGCCATGCTGCGCACGCCGTCGCTGATCTGGCCGGCGACCTTCAGGTCACCGCTGCACGTAACCAGGGGCGCTAACAGATTGATTTGCTGCGCGGCATTGACCGTCACCGTGGTGGCGTTGTTGACCGTGACCGGCGTGCCTTTCGCCTCGATCACGATGCCGGCTGCAGTCAGATACACCGACTTGCCCCACAGGTCGTAGAGCTGGCTTTCGCCCGGCGTCAGGTTACGCGGCCGGCTGGCCTGGTGGCCGCTGGCGACCACCACCCCATTGGAGCGATCGCCGGCAACAAACAGCACCACGACATCGGAGCCCTCCGGCGGCCGCGAGGCGTGACCGAACTCGCCCAGGCGTGGGGTGGAATCCCGCAACTCCTGGGCCCCCAACCGAATTTGCAGCTTTTGCACATTGCCGGCGTCATTGCTCAGCGTGATCCGGCCTCGCGTCACAAACAGCTGCACCCGCCGCCAGAGCCTGGCCATGGCACCTGCGTTGGCATTATCCATGGGCGAACTCGGCAAAAATTGGCTGGAGCAGCACGGGTTGAGGGGTAAACGCAGCGGGATCCATCAACAACAGATCCGCGACGTGGCCACGGTCATTCATGCTGAAGCTAACCTCGCCCAGCAGCAGGCTGGCCGAATCCAGTTTGAGGGTCGGCAACTCTACGTCCACCAGGGTGTTGGGGGCCCATAGAGCCCCCGCGCCGTCACGCCACGAGTCAACCTGCACACGCACCACCTGAGAGCGGCCGGAGCGCCTGGCAGCCTCCCACAGCGTCCTCGGCCGCAGGATCTCCAACCCCCCGCCAGCCGCTTCGGCAATCAGGACCATCTTTCGATGCCGGCGACAGTTGGGGTCGTACGCGGTGTATTGCAGGTTGCCGCCGCTGCCCAGGTCGCCGAGGTCATCCATTGACTGCAGCAGCGCGTCATATTCCGAGTAGATACCATCGGCCGAATTCTCGACCCAGGCACTTTCGACGTTCTGCCCCTCGACCAGGCCGCTGGCCGCCTGCGTGGTGCCGACACGACTGAGATACAGGCTACCGTCGGGCAGGTCATAGACCAGCGCAGCCGAATACCGGCAAATCCGCTCGATGATCTCGAACGCACTTTCCCCATACAGCAGGTTGAATTGTGGGATCTGCGGTAAGTTCGTGATCGAGGTCGAAACCGGAATCCCTTCTTGATTCACCCCGTACACCGACGCGAGCTTCTGTGCGATCACCAGGGCATTCGACCCGCTGATCTGCCCCCCTGGCCATTCGGCGGCGCAATCGACCAGGTCCGAGCACTTCGAGCGCCCAATCACCCGGATCCAGTGCGAACTGCCGGAGAAGCCTGGTACAACCTTGTCGACGTAACCGGTGATCACCAGGTCGCTGCCGATCAGCAGTTGGAAGGGATCGCCCTTTTGGACCTGCATCGCTTGCAACGTGCCCGGCGTCGCATCCGTCATCGTCACGGAAAAATCACTCGGTAGCCGCTCAACGCCCCGGGTGACGCGCACGTCAGTCCAGCCGCTCAGCACCTGGCCGCCGGCAATGATCGAAACATCATTATCAAACATGGGGGATCTCGGACGGCGCTAACGCGTCAGCGCGCGGAAACTGCTCGGCATGAACGCCGGATGGATGGGGTCTGCTTCGGCAATCAGCTCGTCCGAGCGGCCGGCGTCTTGATAGATTCGGTTGGCCAGCACCAGGGACGGCAAGTTGGCATTCAGGGCGAACGTCTCAAGTGACGCGAGGGTGGCCCCGCGAGTGTCCACGTCGAGCACCACGGCCTGGCGCAGGCTGTTCAAGGCGGCATAGGTCGCATCGTCGGCCATGTCGCCGGCGAGCAACATTTCCGCATCGATAAAGCCCACCACCGTATTGCGCACCGCCAGGGTGTCGTCGTACGAACTCGGCGTGTATTCCGAGACAGCCGCCGCCAGGGCGGCAATGGCCGAGCGCCGCATTAACGCGGCCGTCACAAACCCGGCAACCGTCTGAGCCTGCCCGATCGGCGACGTACTGCTGTACGTGGCCGGGGAAAAGCTGGCCAGGGATGACAACAGCCGAATTTTGTCAGCCGGGCTGGCCATCGTCGCGACGACTGCCGCCACCAGGGCATTGACGGCCGCGACGAAAGTGCCGACGGTGCTGGCATTCAACCCAGCAGCCGCTGTCGCCAGGGCGGCCGAGGCGGCGGCCACCGCCGCCCGTTGCGCTGTACCCGCCGCAATCAGCGTCGACATGCCGGACGAGATATCCGACGACGACGGGGCCTGCTGAAAGGCGCTGGTCGTTGCTCCCGAGGTATAGCGACCGAAGTCCCCCGTGAGCAAGCTGCCCAGGCTGGTGATGTTGCTAATATCGTGAGTGATACGCCCAACAATCTGCTGGAAGCCCGCCACGGTGTCGATCACCGCATTGACCGCGGATTGACCGATGCTGATGACCGATTCGACCGTGTCGAGCGTATCGCTGATCACCCCTTCAACAGTCTTGATTGCGGCAAATACCGAACTGATCGTGGCTTCCACAGAACGTACGAAGTCCGACAGCCCCGCAATGCCCAGCTTGTCGACCAGGGAGTCGAGCAGGCTTTTCGTCGCAACCCGGGCTGTCGGGAAAACCCGATCCCCGGACTCGACAAACGAGAATTGCAGCTCGAAATAACGCCCCTCGTCCCAGCGTTCGAGGACGGCCAAGCCACCGTCCACCAGGGACACCGTCAACTGACCCAGCGTCGGGTGAATCAGGATGCCTGGGCCGGCTTTCTCGGCCGCCGCAATCATCACCTCCCGCTGCTGTATGACGGAGCCGCCCCCATAGACCAGGCTATCCTCAACCAGAAAGCCGACCATGTTGATACGCCGAGCCGACCGCCCCATGTCCTCCATATAGGGCTTATCCCGGTTCGGATAATCATGCTCGGCGAGACGACGGCCAAACCGGCCATCAGCGCCAAGCACACCGAACCGAACCCCGCGAAACGAGGCTGGGTTTAACTGCTTAAACCAGCTCTTCACGCAACACCCCCGATAGCCGAGTAGCCGATTTTTGTACTCACATCAGCCCCCGTCGTAGAGCGTGCTTTCGCGGTCACACCCGATGGCATGCCGCTAAACGTCACGTCGAAGGCGTGGCGCTGGGGCTCGTTTTTTGCGCTGGTAATCGGGCCTTGTGGCGCCGCTTGCTCTGCGGCTGGTGCCTGGTCTTGATCGGCTCGCATACCCGCTTTGATATCGCGGATATAGTTGCGAGTCTCTGCCGGAGCATGGTCGAGACCATTTTCGTCCAGGTGGCCTTGACCCCAGTTGTAGGCGGCCAGGGCTTTATCGAGGTTGCCGCCGTACTGCTTCAACAGGTCCCGGTACATCCGCGCGGCGCCGTCCGCTGATTGCGCGAAGTTGTTCGGATCCGTCACGCCGTACTGTTTCGCCGTAGGGCCCATGAAGCCGAAATGCCCACGGGCACCTTTCGGGGACAACAGCGCAGCACCGCGCGACGACTCCTGATTCCAAACCTTATCCAGCAATCCGGCAGGCAGATGATATTGCTGCTCCAACCCCGTCAGTTGCTTTTCAGCCGCTGCTTTATCGGGGTGCAGCCTGGTCATCAGTTCCGGGCTGTAGCCGGCCTGGCGGCCGCTGGCGATCTCATCGGCGCGAGCGCTGATGTCCTGCGGCGTCGCCTTGGACCACCAGTGATTGAGCTGCTGGGCTGCCAGTTTTTCGGCGGCGCCGCGATCACCCGCCATGGCCGCGTTTTGCAGGTTTTCGGCGTCGCGGGTGTCCTCTGACTTGTCGCCAGACAACGCCAGAGAAGTGCCCACCACGCCCGCTGCCAACAGCCCAGCACCCAGCATCCCACGACCCGTGGCGGCGCCGGCGGCGTTGGCCTCCAGCTGCGCCGCCGCAGCACCCTCGGCGGCAAACTTCCAGCGAGCCAGCATCCCGATAAAGGTGAGAAGCCCAACGCCACCCCGGACCAATGTCACGCCCAGACTGAGCACGCTGCCAATCAGCGCCGCATTCATCACCGCCGCCACACCAACCGCCGCAACCTTCCAGCCGCCCAACCGATGGACAACGCTGCCAATGCCTTTGACAAAGTCATGAATGCCGGTGCCGACTCCCTTCCAGTCCACCGAATGCACCCAGGTCGCGAAGTCCCGCGCCCAGGCACCCACGTCCTGCGCAATCAGCGTCCGGTTCTGACTGATCCAGCCCGCCAGCTCATCAACCAGGGGTTTAATCGCCGGGGTGATCTGCTCAACAATTGAGTTTTTCAGCCCGGTACCCGCGCCGTGCAGGTTGTCCAGGCTGTTGGCAAAGTCCGTCGCCGCCTGCAGCGCTGACCCCGACATCACCAGGCCCAGCGATTCGGCCCGGGCTTGCAGCGCTTCAAACGCTTCAGGCCCCTGGCGAATCAATGGCAACAACGCTTGCATGCCGAATTTTTGCGCCGCCAGCATCTGCTGTTGCGGGTTCTTCAGCTTTGAAATCGCCGTCGCCATGGCCTTGAATTCGCCGGTCACGTCCAGCGCCCCGGACGCCGTTCGCTTCATACCACCGGTCAGCCGGTTGAACAGCATCAGCGCCTGGTTATCCCGGCCGAACTGCGCGTTTTCCATGGTGCTCGACAGCCCTTGCAAGCTGCTCGACATGTCTTCAGAAGACAGGCCTGCCAGCTTGGCCGCGCCCTGGAATTTTTGCAGCTCGCCGGCATTGATCCCGATGTTGCCGGCGGTGTTGGCCGTTGCACGGCCGAGCCGGGCCCAGCCATCGGCCAGCGCAATAATGCCGGCGACCGAACCGATCCCGGTAACGGCCGCCATCGGTGCAACAATCGAGGCCACGCCCGAGGCCGCGCCTTTGGCTTCGCGGCCGATCTGGGTCAAATTTTTGCCCAGGCGCTGGAAACCCAGCTCCTTGCCTAGGCTTTTGAAGGACTGGCCGACCTGTTCGAAAGGCCGGCTCAGCTGGCTGACGGCGTTGTTAACCTTGCGAAAAACAGCTGTGGCCTTGTCGACCGCGCTAATCGTGATCTGAAAATTATTGGCCATCGGGCGGTTTTTCCATCATGCGCGTGGACTGTAGCGCCCACCAATTCAGCTCAGCCAGCGTCATGCCCCACGCGTCGCGTGGGCCCCAGCCGTAGAACTTCGTCAGCTCAGCTATCAGCTCAGGCCATCCGCCGCCGCCTCGGGGCCATCGCTGAAAGAGTTGAAAAACTTGCTGGCCTCGGCGATATCGCGACCACACATTTTTTGCGCAACCAGGCGCGGCACGGCGCCGATTTCAGTCACCAGGTTGATAACGCTGCCGACTGGGGTATCGGCGCGCTGGGCCTTCTCCAGGTCGCCCGCCAAGGGCTCGCGCAGGTCGACATGGGTGTAAGTCACAGCGCCATCACCCTTGCCGATGGTGATCGGGGTGCGGAATTCGAGGGTCAGGGTGTCAACGATGCTCATGCAGTTACCTCAGTTACGGATGGGCCTTCCCAGACCACTTCGAAAGTGCCCTCGGCGGTTTTGACTTCCTGGCTTTCAGCGGTCCACATGTTGCGGCCGATGATCGTTTTCCCGTTGGCCAGGCTTGCGACGACGGTCTCGTTGACCATGCCGTTGATATCGGCGACGGTGAGGTCACCCGAGTCGCGGAAGGTGCCGGAGATTTTCCCGGTCTTCGGCGTCTCCTTGAAACCATGCACGGCGTCTTGGCCGACCAGGGATTCACGCTTGACGGTCGTCGGGTCGTAGCTCAGCTCCCCGACCAACATGTAATTTTTGCCACTCACGGTGACGCTGGCCGTACCGGCCAGACGGTTACTTGCAGCCATTTGGATGTCCCAAAAAGAAAGCCACCCGGGTGGGTGGCTTGGTTGACTCGGCGCCGGTTACAGGCGGAATTGAGCGAGCAGGGCGAATACCCGCAGCTGGTCCATCAGCTCGGCAGGCCACAGCACGTTGATGCGGTTCGGGTTGCTGCTGTCCTGCTCGACAATCAGGCCCGCCGCGAACAGCGCGCTGTCCTGCACCATCCCTTCGGTTTCCAGCTCCTGGTAATTGGCGATCAGCTCGGCGCGGATCACCGACGGCGTGACCACGTTGGAGCCCGGACCGTAACGACCACCGTCAATGCCGAGCTTCATCCGTGGAAAGCGCGAGGTAATCGCCGACTTCTGCCTCCGCAGGACATACATCAGCAGGAACAGGGTTTCGATCTGCAGATAGCTGTCGTCTGGCTCGCCATAGCTGTTGAGCTGGTAGGTCGTGATCACGTTTTCCAAGGAGACAGTGCCATCCTGGCCAACGGTAAAGCTCGAGATACCGTCCCACAGCAAGACGTTGCGCTCCGTCGCGCCAAAACGCGCCGCATGCGGCGGTGGCAGGACGGTACTGAGGGTGATGGTTTGCAGCGGCCGCCCCGGATCAGCCCGCAGCGCTACAGCGGCAGCGCCGGCATAGTCGGCCGCCCACTGCCAGGCCGGACTCGGCGAGCACCACACCCCCAGCACCGACTCATGCTGGTTATTGCGGCTATTGCCGAAGGTCGTCAGCGTGGCAAAGGAGCCACTTTTGGCCGCGAAGACATGGCCATATACCTGGTTGGCCCAGGACCAACGGCCGGTCGAGTCGCTGAGCAAGCTTTTAAGCGAGTTCAACGACGCGGTGTCGTTGTACGGCGATACGATGAAGTCGTAGGCCTCGTCACCGAGGTTGGCCAGCGCGGTATCCAGCACCGGGTTGGTCGCACCGCCCGCCATCGCGGTGATGGTCAGTGCCAAGCCCGCCGGCAGCGCTTCACCGTCGGCCGATCCCCGGTAGTTCAGCTGGATATCGATATCGTTGCCGCACATCCCTGCATTTTTCGCGGTCAGGTTGACCTTTCCGGGCGTAGTGCCGTCGACGGCAGCCGTGACGGGTAACGACAGGTTGGCATTCACCTGGGCGACGATATCGGCGGCGACAATGGCCGGCGTATCGGTACTCGCCACCGTGACGCTGACCAGGGTTCCGGCCAGATACAACGAAATCACCCCGGATGCCGTCGGCGCCGAGGTGACCAACAGCGACCCCACCGCTGGCAGTGAGCCCGTGGCATCTGCCAGGGGCAGCAGCCAGACCTCGCCGAACGGATCCGAGGCGACGTAGGTTTGCGTCAGCAAATGCAACAGCGAACCCGGACCGCCTTTGGCCTTGGCATCGGGCGCGCCGGCACAGATCACCGGCACACCGACCACAGCATTACCAGCGCTGGTGACCTGGCCGACGATCAGCGTGCGTTGCGTCTGTGAGCCGCTGTTCGCTTTGCTGTTGTCTAACTCCGCATAAAACAGCGGCAGTCGCAGATTCGATGGGATCTGGTTAAAAGACACCGGCATTAGGCGCCCTCCCCAGTCTCAACAGCTGCACCGGCCGACGCGGGCTCTGTGCCAGCCTCCAGCGACTCGGCAGCAATTTCAGGGGCTTCGGCCGGGGCAGACTCCAGCACCGGCTCAGGCAGCACGACAGGCGCGGCCGCGACCAGGGACGGAGTCAGGGCGGCATCACCGCACGCCAGACGGCGAAACCAGAACGGCGAGTCTTCGACCTCTCGGCCTTCAGCGGGCACAAAATCGCCCTTGACCGGGTCGCGTAGAAGCAACCCAGCAACGGGATAAACTTTCATGGGGGTGTTCCTATGTAGTGAGGTCGATGATCAAGCCGCCCTCGGGCCGACCGTCCGGACCGGAAGAGCGCGGGGCCGGAGTGGCCGCATCGGGGAACAGGGGGTCGATATACGTGGCGGTAGGGTCGAACACGTTGAGCAAGTCAGCCGTGAGGCCCAGCGATTCCAGCGGTACAGCGGGCAGCGGGAAAAAGTCCTCGGGGACCTGCAAGAACTCCATGCCGATGGACACCTCAACTTCCCCCAACTCCTTGTTGCCATTGGGGGTAATCGACATTTCCGTATGAATGAACGGGAACTGCTGTAACTGGCCCATCAAGACCGGGTTATTGACCAGCGCGACCTGTATTTGCTGGCTCAGCTGTGCCAGCTGCTGCAACAACAACGCCGCGCTTTGCCCATCTGGCAGGGCGGATACTTCGGTCCTGGCGCAGACCTTGAGGGTGGCGTTCACCGTAAAATCCGGGCCGCCGTTACGACTGAGCGAGTGCTTGTCCTCGGTCGGTGCCTTGCAATAAACCACCGGGTAGTGCGCAGAGGTGGTCGGCCAATCGATCACCGGATACACCCGGGAGCCGGCAAGGGTGGCCCCTTTCAGGGCCCCCACTGCATCGAGCATCAGGCCAATGGTTTGCGTCATGCTTCGTTGAGCCTCAGTTGCACCCAGCCCTTGCCGTCCGGCCGGACGTCAAACACCAGGAAGGTTTTGCCCACACGAGGAATGGCGATGAAGTCACCCGCCACCGGTGGCGGGCTGAAAGCCGCCAGGCGAGCGCCGAACACGTTTTCGATGGTGTTGGCGGGCATCCCAGACACCAGGTCAATTTCGATATAGGCATCATCGAAAACACCGTCGACGTCATAGGCGGCACCGACTTGCGGCTGGTAGCGCGGAAGGTTTGCACCTCGGCCGCGCTCGCCAAAAATGGCACTTACCGGCCCATGCAGCAGGGCGTCGAAGTCGAGCACCTTATTCGCCGCCTTCCTCGTTGCGGGTCTTCGGCGCACGCGCGACTCGCGCCAGGCCTTCCTTGCCCACCAGAAAACCGCGATCGGTCAGCAGCTCGGCCTCGTAATCGAACAGCGTTACGGGGTCACCCGGCTTCACTTCGCGGCCGTCGTGACCGGTCACGACGCAGCCAGCAGCAACAACCGCACGGACA